CACATATAGAGAAACAAGGAAGCTCATTTTCTTTTCAAAACGAATATGAAGATAGATTCAAGAAAAAAGTATATGAAAATTCATATTCATTGATGAGAATGTATCCAACAAATAGATCACATGATACTGATAGCGTGATTTCAAGTAAACAACCATCAATAAAACAAAATCTGGTTGAAAAATGGCTATTGCAACGCATAACACAAATAAATCAGCTGGATTACTTCAAGTTAAAATTAGTTATTCCGGGCGATACATATATCACGGTTGGCGACATCATAGAATTTCAAATTCCTCTTGTCGGGGCTAAAAATCCAGGCGCATCAAATGAGAATCCTTTCTACAGCGGAAGATATTTGCTAACCGCGATTCGACACAAAATAAATTTGGATAACTATGAAATGATTGTTGAAGCAACACGAGATTGTCTATCAAAGCCATATCCACAAGCGGAAAATAGTTTAGCACTAATCAATGAGATAAAGAAATCATGATAAATCGCAATAATTTTATGGGACTAGATGGATTTGTCTGGTGGTTTGGTGTCATTGAAAATCGCAAGGATCCTTTATTGATAGGTCGTTGTCAAGTCAGAATTTATGGATGGCACACCGAAAACAAGAATTTGATACCAACATCCGATCTTCCCTGGGCACATCCTGTAATGCCTTTGAATACGAATACAGGAACAGGAATCGCTGCAAAGGAAGGGGATATGGTATTTGGTTTCTTCCTTGATTCGGATGATGCACAGTTTCCTGTTATGCTAGGAATTGTTCCGGGCATTCCTGAATCTGTGCCAAGAATAGATAAAGGATTTTCTGATCAAAGAACACCAACTCAGTTGAGCGATTCTCCAAGAAAGCCGAAATCGAAAGATTATACTCAAGATGGAGAAGGTGTATTCATAGTTGAAGGTCAAGCAACACGGTATCCGGAAACTGTGAATGAATCGACTGTAAGTAAATTGGCAAGAAATGAAAATATTACTGATACAATTGTAGAAGAGAGAAAAAATAATCGTATACAGAATGTAGAAACATCTACTAAAGGTTCAACATGGTCTGAGCCCGAAACACAATATAACGCAAAATATCCATACAATCATGTATATGAATCAGAATCCGGTCATGTTCTAGAAGTCGATGATACTCCAGGTGCGGAAAGAATTCAAACTACTCATCGTTCGGGAACTTTTGAAGAAATATATCCAGATGGAACAAAAGTTACAAAAGTAGTAAAAGACAAGTACGAAATAGTAATGTCAGATAATAATGTATTGATCATGGGAGATTGCAATATTACGATCAATGGTCAAGGTAAAATATTTGTCAAGGGTAGTGCAGATGTAAAAGTTGATGGCGATATGACAACACAAGTTGCAGGAACGTATAGTGTTACATCATCGAGCTACATGAGTTTTAGAGCACCAAGAATAGATCTAAACTAAGATGGAATGAAAAATGCCTGCAATTTCTAGATTGGGTGATATATGTACGGGTCATGGGTGTTGGCCCCAAAGGCCGAATGATACGGCAAGTGGTGACGTTTATGTTGAGGGTCTAGGTGTTCATAGACAGGGTGATCATTGGGTTTCACATTGCTGTCCAAATCAAGGATGTCACGATGGAATTTTGGCATCAGGATCGGGAACCGTATACATTAATGGATTGCAATGTAGTAGAGTTGGCGATCCTATAGATTGCGGTTCTACAATTTTAACTGGTGCCGGAACTTGCTTTGCAGGATAATATGATAGGAGAAAAAATAATATGACAATAGGTTTTCCAATTCCAAGCATTGTGCCTATTCCAGAGGTAGCAACAGCGATTGGTAATTTGCCAATAAACCCAACTGTTAGAAATATTTTTGAAGAAATAGCTACTAGCGGTCAAGCATCACTTTTTAGAAATCCGGTCATACAAAATATCAATCAAGTATCTAGCGGGATAAACGGCATAGTTAGTGCAATATCAAATTCTACATGTTTAAATTATACATCCGAAGCTAAAACAAATCTGACAACCGCATTAACTGGAACTGGCGGATTGTCCGAGCAAGTTACCGCCTTTACAACACATGTCAATACATTATCAGGAGTAATAGCAGGTAGTGCTGGAAATGCAACACCAGGACTTGAAAGAATATTGTCTGTCGGACGATCAATAAAAGATTTAGTTAATACTGTCGATCAAGCTTCGGGTTGTTTGGGCGTTCTAGGTAATATGACAGGACTATTTTCCGGAGAGCAACTTAATGGTTATGCTAGTCAGTTAGCATCGTTTATTGAGCAAATCAATGGTTGCTTGGCCGACTTGACTGAAATATTGGATCAAGTCAATTCTATCAAAGCGGCACTTGCCGCAATAATAGCTGCCGATCAAAACTTTTTTAATCAGGCACTAGAAACATTAAGACAAGCTGCGCTATCTTCACTTTTAGACTATATGTATAACGATCCGTGTGGCAGATTTATATTGGAAAATCAAATAGGGCAAACTAGTTTGCTATCTAAATTATCACGATAAATATAATCATGGTAGCTTTATCCACAAGAACATTTAGAGATTTAGACTTAAATTTCACGCGACATCCTGCAACAAATGATGTCGCGACACGCATTGGTGATCAAGCAATAATTAGATCATTGCGAAATCTTGTCAATATGGCCAACTATGATAAACCATTTCATCCTGAAGTTGGTGGTGTAATTCGTCAATTATTGTTTGAAAATGTTAATGCTATGACGGCTCAAAATATTAAAACTGCCGTCAAAGATGTAATAAACAACTTTGATCCTCGAGTTTCTCTTATCGATGTGGTTGTACAAGCCCAAGAAGATATGAATAGATATGATGTTTCTATATCATTTTACATAGTCAATCAAGCAACTCCAACAACAATAAACGTATTTTTGGAAAGAGTAAGATAATATGGCAGCATCTAATACTGTTTTTAGAATTGCGGAACTCGACTTTGATACGATCAAAGGCAATCTAAGAGATTATCTGCGTAGTCAAAATCAATTTACAGATTATGACTTTGAAGGTTCTGGATTAAATATTCTTCTTGATGTTCTGGCATACAACACTCACTATATGGCATATTATCTAAACATGGTAGGAAACGAAATGTTTCTTGATAGTGCGCTATTAAGAAATTCTGTCGTGTCGCACGCCAAGCATTTGAATTATGTTCCAACTTCTATGGTAGGCTCGCGCGCAGAAGTAAATATCGTTGTTGAAGATACTACTCCGACCAGCGGCTATTCAACGATAACTCTACCTGCATACTCACAATTTGAATCAGAACAGATAGATGGAACCAACTATACGTTTGTAAATTTGGAAGCTTATTCCGCATCCAAGAATGTTACGTCAAACACATACACTTTTAGCAATGTATCGATAACACAGGGTGAAAATATCTCATACAACGTTGGTGTAGATGTAACAAACACCAGAAGACGCTTTCTAATTCCGGAAGCAAACATTGATACATCAACATTGCTTGTAACTGTACAGAATTCAGATACAGATAGTACAAAATCAACTTATCTATTGGCCGATGATGTAACAACTCTAGATTCAAATTCAAAAGTATATTTCTTGGAAGAATCAGATGCTAATAGATATACTCTTTATTTTGGTGATGATTATATCGGCAAAAATTTGGATGACGGAAATATTGTTCAGCTAAGGTATTTGTCAACAAGCGGAGATGTATCAAACAAGGCAAATTCATTCACTCTTACGACATCGATTTTGAATTTCTCAAACGTTGTGGTCAATTCAATTTCTGCAGCTGCTGGTGGTGCACAGAGAGATACTATTGATAGAATAAAGTTTTTGGCACCGAAATTCTATACCGCGCAAAATAGAGCAGTCACAAAAGATGACTATGGAACATTGCTTCTTAAAGATTATCCAAACATAGAAACAATTTCTGTGTGGGGCGGAGAAGAAAATGATCCTGTAGTTTATGGAAAGATATTCATTTCGATGAAGCCAAAGTCTGGTTATGTGATTACAAATATTGAAAAAGATAGAATTATTAGTGAATTAGTTGCAAATAGAAATATATTGACAGTTACTCCAGAAATTATTGATCCGGAATATCTGTATTTGAAGTTTGATGTGAGTGTAAACTATGATTCTACATTGACAAATACCGATGAAGCTGGACTAATTCAGATCATCAAAAACACTATTAGCAATTATAATGCAACTGAGCTGGAACAATTCAATTCTACGTTTAGAACATCAAAACTTCAAAACTTGATAGATATATCTGACAATTCATTTTTAGGAAGCGATCTAATTACCGTTACACAAAAAAGATTTGAACCAACTTTAAATGAATCAAAAAATTACACAATTGATTTTAATATTCCTTTGAATAGAGGAACATTTAAGGATAAGTTATACTCTTATCCGTCGTTCCAAATTTTGGACAATCAAGGAGTTTCTCGTGATGCTCTAATTGAAGAAACTCCGCTATCTTATACTGGAATTGATAGCATAGAAGTTCTAAATTCAGGATCTGGTTATACTGATAGTCCGACTGTAACAATAACTGGCGACGGAACAGGTGCAACAGCAAGGGCCGTAGTTGTCAACGGAAAAATAGTATCGATTGAAGTAGTTAATACAGGATCTGATTATACGGCTGCTGTAGTTTCAATTTCTGACTCTACGGGATCGGGAGCAACTGCTTTAGCTGTCTTGTCTGGTCAAGTTGGAACTTTGAGAATATACTATGTGCAAACAACCACAGGCGAAAAGATAATCATTAATAGTGATGCGGGCAGAATCAATTACTCAACCGGCAGAATAAACCTGTACAATTTCAAGCCTCTTTCAGTATCATCAAATCCAAACTATGCTTCGGGTGTATTGACAATAAATGCCATTCCTTCAGAAAAGACTATTCATCCGCTTCGAAATAGATTACTTTCAATAGACTCGCAAGATCCTATTGCTATTCAGGCGAGACTGGAGAATGAGGCCTAATGGCAACGAACAATAAAATATCAACAGTAGTATCTAGTCAGCTTCCAGAATTTGTTAGGGCAGATCATCCTGTATTTGTTGCTTTTCTACAAGCTTACTATGAATATCTTGAACAATCAAATAACACCTTAAGTTTTGGTAAAACTGTAGAACGCGCAAAGAATATTCGCAATTACTTCGATACCGATAAAATTACAGATACTGGTCTTGAAGAATTCAATACACATTTGTATAGTGAATTTTTATCTCTTGTCCCAAAAGATACACCGTCTGATAGATCGAAGTTACTAAAAAATATTAAGGACTTCTATCGAGCAAGAGGTACCGAAAAATCCTATAATTTTCTTTTTCAACTTCTTTTCAATGAACAACCAAAATTTTATTACCCTAAAAATGACATTCTTATCGCGTCATCTGGTAAATGGTTAGTTGAAAAATCAGTTAGATTGTCTGATGTGTATATCAATGGAACTGCGGATGAAACAATTTCAAGTCTAACAAAATTTAAGAATACACTAATCGTAGGAAATACATCTACTGCTCAAGCCCAGGTTGAACGTGTTCTTGTATCTTATGAAAATGGCGTAAGGTACAATGAATTCTTTCTATCAAAACAAGAAGGAACTTTTACCTCTGGTGAAAATGTATTTGCAGTAAATATTGACGGAGAAACATTAAGCGGTAATCTTATTGCCGGATATGTTTCGTCAATAGTAGTAAATTCTGGAGGAACTGGTTATACGGCCGGAGTATCTGTTCCAATTACAGGCGGATCCGGTAGTGGTGCTACAGCAGTAATCGATAGAGTAAGTAGTGGAAATATTTCAAACGTTACAGTCGTAACAAGTGGTGCAGGGTTTAGAGTTGGAGATTATATACTATTTACAGGTGGTGGTGGAACCGGAGCAAATGCAAATGTCTCGGCCGTTGCTGCAAATGGCTATTTTCATCCTAGCTCATACAACATCAATTCAGATATCATAGAAACATATAATGCAACTGCTATCGGAGCGTATAGCAATTCGTCTGGCGGAAATGCAAATACTTCTATGGCAAATACATTGACATTTTTCTTGTATGCAAATACAGGACCAATGACTACGGTTCAAGTGCTATCGGGAGGAAATAACTATACAACACTGCCTAGTGCAACCGTTTCCGGAAATACAAGAATCAAAAATCTTGGTATCTTAGGAAAACTAAAGATAAATTCTGGAGGGACTGGTTATTCGAATGGTGCAAGACTAATATTTACAAACGTTCCTGGTGGATACGGTTTTGGGGCAAATGGAAACGTTGTTGTGAATGCAACAGGAACAATTATTCGTACAAATTTTAGACAATTAAGCCCAGGACAAATTATTGGCGGATCTGGTTATCAACTCAACTTTTTACCAACTATTACAGTAAGCGGTAGCGGTTCGGGCGCAAACATTGCCGTAGAAACGTTATTGGGTTTTGGCGGAGAACTTACACCCGCAACAGGATCTCTTGGCGTAATAGAATCGATTAGCATAACAAATAGAGGAAGTGGATATACCTCTTCTCCAACAATAGATCTTACCGGCCTTGGAGATGGATCTGCAAATGCAACTGCGAATATCGTAGCAGGCGTCTATACATATCCAGGTCGTTTTAAGGATGATACTGGTCTATTGAGTAGTTCAAATTATCTTGAAGATCGCGATTACTATCAAAACTTCAGTTATGTCATCAAGTTAAGAAAGTCAATCGAAGAATATCGCAAGTATGTAAATGATCTTGTGCATCCGGCTGGCATGAAGATTTGGGCTGAATATGTTTATGAATCTGAACCAACTGTTAATGACTCTATTTCCATCGCATACTCAAATGTAAGTACTTACAAGTATTACACAGCGAATGCTCTATCGTTCAATGGATCAAATTCAATAATATTCAAAAATAGTTCGCTTACAACGACCAATACGAAAAATGGAATAGTTAGTTTTTGGTTCAATTCTTATAATCTTTCAAATGATCAAATATTGTTTGGAATTTCAAATACTAGTAGCATGTCAGGAAATATAGGACTTCTAGTATATTTAACTTCAAAAGGCACTTCTAGCAATTCAAGTAATAG